GTCCAGTCTGCCTTGAATCGTATATGTTACATCCATGACTTGCCAAACTCCTTTATAAATTCTTCTCTCGTGCCTATTTTCTCTTCAAATGCCTTTTGTGCCATCTTCTTATACATAAGATCATATCTGGCATTTAAATGTGCAGACTGTTTACCGCCTGTATGGTGTTCGTGGCACAACGGAATCACTAAGTTATACTTATCAGCTTTCTTCCTGTTTGCTGTCCCATGTAAACAGTGGTGTATCTCTACATAAGGACTTCCACATAATTTACAATGTTCCATATCATCAACGATGATTGACTTTTTCTTTCTCAATCTTAAGTCCCCACCTTTCTTCCATTTCTTTTATCTCCTGCGGTGTCGCTGTTTCTATACCTAATGCCTTTGCTTCCTGCACCGTTCCTTTTATCAATTCAGACATTTCTTTCGTATCGTATGTGTGGCTTCCTCTCATAACAATATTAATTCTAAAAATCTTTCCTGCCGTATTGATTGTCGTCTGCGTTGTTGGTTGTAGGTGACAAAACTCTACGTCGTAAGCTTCTATATCATCATCTAACGGAATAGTTATCAGCTTTCCGTTTATCTTTTCATACTGCCCATATTCCGCTATCATTTTGTTTTTTATAAACACCTTGCTACAATCCATTACTTCTGCGATTTTTCCAACTAATACATGAAAGTATGCATTGGCATCTAAACTCCTGCCCTCACGGTACTGAACAACCTTAAGGCGACATTCTTTATCTTTCAGTCGGTCATATTCCCCTCGTATGTCTTTTTCACACACGAGAGAAATGACCTGTTTCCCTGTTTCAAAATCAATTGAGATGTCATGAATTTTAGCTTTCGTTTCCATCAACTGCCCACAGCTTTCTTACACTCTCTTTGTCTTTATTGGCTACAATGTACTTGTACTGCCCCTCTGTAATATCTTTGATAGATTCATGTTTGTAAGATTTCAAAATCTTATTGATGTCAAACTTTTCATCTTCGCACAAATCCAATAATGTTTTCTGTTTTACAAGAGAAATCTTCATCTGATCAAGTTTTTCTTTATTCTTTTCCTGTTCCTGCTTATTAGCTCTTGCAGTACGTTCTTTCTGGTTTTCGTCTGTGTCTGCATCTTTTGTATCATCTAATAAGAAGATTCCATTTAAGGCATACTTACGTGCATAAGATGATGCTGTTCCTGTTATCTGTGAATCGTCCATACCTTTTTTATTGAGTGCTTCTCTTGCTGATGCCGTAGCCATAACACTTTCGCCTGTCTCAATATCAAAAATAGATACTGTAGCTTTTACATACACACGATCATTTACCGCTTGCACATCATCAGATATGTACATAGATAATTTGTTTTCTGCCAATAATGGTTTCACAGCTTCTAAGATTCCCTCTGCGTTTCTGTATTTGTAATTGCCAAATGAATTAAACAGATTCTTAGGTGCTTTCAATGTTGTCTGAATCTTCATCATTTTTTCATGTATCGTCATATTCTTATCTCCTATCTGATTCTTAAACTTTCTGTCTGTACCAGTCTCATATTTTCATTTTCTTCAAGCACTCCTGCTTTCAAATCATCAAGAAGCTGTTTCCTGTTAACCTTGTCTGGCTGTTTAATCAGATACTTTTTAGGTAACAATTCCTCAACTTCTACCTTTACAGTTTTAGGATTTTTCTGGATATTGAAGCTAAACAGTGTTGTTTTAAACTTCTTCTTTTTTACTTCAAGCATCATTGTTTCAAGATACTTCTTTAAGTTGTCCGCACTGTTTCTCAATGCTGTCTCTCTTTTTGCTAACCTGTCTTTCTCTGATTTTACTGAATCCGCATCAGCGATCAGTGTTTTAATCATCTTTGCGGTAGAATCAGCCTTTTCTTCAAACTCAAATTCGATTCCATCCATAGTGTCTTTAATATCATCAAGGGATAGCCCTTGCTCATCTGCCATTAAAAGTAGTTCATTAAATTCGTTTTTGATCTCATATAATTTAGCCATGTTTTACTCCTTATTCTTCGATGCATTCTTTAATATTTCCCTGTTCATCGACCTCTTTCACACTGCATACATCATTAAAGTATGCTTCTTTAAGGCTTACATTTTCATCAGTGTTTCCCATCAGTGCATCCAATGCATAGTCGATAAACCACTGTCTATCTTCTTTATTTCCTTTAATCCTCTTCTTGATATAATCATCTGCATCTTCCATAGGGATTACTGTTCCGTATTCATTTGTGTATCCTGTGATAACCATGACTACTCACACTCCTTTTTGAGCCATTCGTTACCTTTCTCTCCAAAAATCACATCAAAAACTCTTTTTGTATTATCAACACATAAAAGAACGTATACTTCTTTTTCGAAAGGATTCTTTACAGCTTTTACTGCAATTTTTGTATTGTTTGCTACCATTGACGCATATTTTTCTTCTGTAACTTCCGCTTTTTCTTTGTCTTCAAAAATATCTAAAGATATGCCCTTGTACAGTAATTGTAGTACCTTATATACATCTTTTTTTAACTGTTTTCCTGTTTCTGCAGTCATGTCAACATTAAGCTGTTTTTGTTTTTCTTGTGCTTCTTTAAAAGTTTTTTCAATCGCTTTATCTGTAATTGTTTCAAATTCTTTTTTTGTAATAATCATTGTCACATTCTCCTTTTCCTGCTATACTGTTGTTATGCATTTTTTGTTAAGCACTTTAGACCTGCACGTCTGGGTGCTTTTTTTCATTTCCATCCATCACGCTCTTGTGCGATTAATGCCAGTCCTGCGGCTACGCAAGTACCCATAAACCAGAATGGCATTAAATCTAATCCGCAGACTAACAGTCCACACCCCATCATGAATGCTCCCATTTTCATTTAGAATCCTCCTCTCTGCATTGCTTGGTTCTCATTTGCTAGCTTTCTTACTCTCCATTTTTCAAATCTTTCTGTATCGAAAAATATAGGAGAATTGGACTTAGGGCCTTTTTGTGCAAAGTCCTGTCCTCTTTCCCGATAGGCTTCATCAAGGAATGACCTTGGAAATCCCATCTTGACGAGTTCTGACATTCTCATGATTGGCTTATCGTATTTCATACTCGCTCCTTTCTTACTCTTCGGATTCTTCCTTGAATCTCTCCTGCATCTTCTGTTTGCGTTTCTTGTCTCTGTAGTTGCTAATCAGTACAATTACAACTTCTGCTGCAACAGTTCCAAATGCTCCTACGAACAAACCAAGGTAATATGGTTCTATATACATTTCTGCACTCCTTTCTGTGTTATAATCTCCCTAGGAGGTGTACTATGTCTAAAAATCCTTTACCACATCTTGATAAACCAGATGAAGAAACCATTGATAAAATGAAATCTTCTGACTATTTCAAAAATCAAAAGGTTCAAGATGCGATTTTAAAATTTTTAGAAAATGATAAACAGCTTATCAAGGCAATTCGTAAAGAATGGTTCTGGACAAAAGGTATTGTGATTTTCAACACTGTTTTGTCCGTTATTTCTGTTATCATTGCTCTTATTTCGCTAATAGTATCCATATACAAATAGCAATTACTATCACTGCAATAATCACAGTAATAAGCTGTATGAAGAAGAGGGTTCTTAATATCATTAAGTCTCTCTTTTTTTGTTTTCTCGTTCTGCCGTAATTTAGGTAATAGAACAAATCATCAAAATTCATATATACCCTCTTTTCTGCTATCTTCTAAGTTTCTTCCCTGTGTTGTTCATGCTGTCCTTGATTTCATCTACTCTTTTTTCAAGGACAGCTACTTTTTTTGATAGCTTTTTCATTTTCTTTTTCATTTTCTTTTTCTTCACTACTCACTCTCCTCTAAAAAATAATCTACTGTCACGCCAAAGTAATCTGCTAATGTTTTAATGCTTTTTAATCCCGGTTTGATTCTTCCTGCTTTCCAGTCAGAAAACAAAGAACTTGTCATTCCTGTATCTTTTGATACTCGGTAGTCCGTAATACCTTTTTTATCTCTTAATTGACAATATCTTTCATAAACCAAATTTTTTCACTCCTTTCTTCTTAAATCTATTGCTTTTATCTCGGTTTAGTGATATATTGTGATTAACGAATTATTTATCACTTGATTTCACGAGTCACTCGCCAAACCGACTCGCTTTTACCTCGCTTATCCGAGCTACAAGTGTATATTAGCACGTTCTGACGAGGTAGTCAAGTGTTTTATTTCGTTGTGTCGAATTATTTTTTATAAAAAGGGGCAACGCTATGTATGAAATTTTTGAAAAATTGTTAAAAGGACGTGGCATAACAGCCTATCGTTTTTGTAAAGACACAGGAGTTTCAACTTCTACAATCAGCACTTGGAAAAAGAAAAATTCCAAAATTGGTATGGATTTAGCAGAAACGATTTCAAATTATTTTGGGGTATCTATTGATTACCTTATGACAGGGAAGGAGGATGAACCGAAAAAGAAAAATAACACTGACGATCTCAAACAAAAATTTGAGGAACTAAAAGAATTGCTAGAAAGTGGAAAGATGCAACCGTTACGTTATGACGGACAGCCGATTGACGATAACACAAAAGAGCTTTTACTCAAACAGGTTGAGATTTCCATGGCTATGATGAAAAAATAAACAGGAGGGTTATGTATGAAACCGAATCAAATCAAAAATTTAGTACATGATTTGATTGAAAAATACGAAACGAGAAATCCATATCAGCTTGCGGACAGCTTAGGTGTGATTATCCAAATCGGAGATTTAGGAGAACTATCTGGATGCCACATGAAGATATGCGATAAGAATTTTATTTACTTAAACAACAGAATTGATGATGAAAAGTTGAAAGAAGCTGTCGTTGCTCATGAACTAGCACATAGTATCTTGCACGATGGAGATTATTACTTTTTTAGTTATGGCGAACAGTTTTATTCAAACAAGGTTGAAATTGAAGCTCATACTTTTGCAGCGGAGCTTTTGATACCAGATGAAGTGATTGTTGAACATCCGGGATATACTCTCGAACAGCTATCATCGTTAACCGGATATGCTGAAAGATTAGTCAGCTTCAAAAGACTTTAATTTTTTCTTTTTTGTTTTATTTTTTCTTTTTAATTAAATATAAATATTAATTATTATAATACTATATAGGTTATATATAACTATAGTCTTTAGATACTATATATTTATATAAAAGAAAATAAAAATACACTAAAAACGTTGATTTGTCAATCACAAATTTTAAAAAGTTTTTGCATGGTGCTGAAAACCGCATAAAACCGTGGTTTCTTGGACTTTTAAAAAAGGAAATGCATAGTTGATTGATGTTTGCCTGTCATTTGCCTGCGATTTGCCTGTGATGCGACTATGCAAAAAGTCTTGAAAACCGCATAAATACGTGGTTTCTTGCCTGTGATTTGCCTGCGATTG